ACTCTAAACACCGATTTAAAAGCCTACGCATCCCGTGACGGTGGCACCACCTGGGACCAGATTACGTTGTCCGAGGTGATTAGCCTTACGACGGGGCGCATTCTTACCGGGACTGTAACTCTGACATCATCCGGCACGGCGATGAAGTACAAGATCGAAACCCTCAACACCAAGGAACAGAAATTCCACGCCGTAGCACTGCAATGGAGTTAATGACATGGCACTTAAACGACTAGTAACCGAAGAGGTTGCAAACCAAAAGACCTACGAGAAGATCAGCATGGAACTGGATGTTCTTGCGCTAGACGATGCCAGCCGTGAGCGACTTCAACTAGAGTTAGATGCCGTCAAAGATAGGATGCGAGCATGAGTACTACAAAAGTCCAGAGCGACATGGTTGACATCGACGGGGCTACTACAGCCACCATTGCCACAGGCGACAAAGTAAACTTCCTCGACATTACCGACAGCTTGGTGAAAGAGGACACGGTGCAGGGCATTCTTGATCTTGTAAGTGCTGGCGGGGATGTCCAAGAGTTCACGACATCAGGGACATGGACAAAACCATCAAGCGGTACTCTTGTTCTCATTGAAGGTTGGGGCGGCGGGGGCAGCGGTGGGAAAAATGGGTCTACCGAAGCTGGCGGCGGTGGCGGCGGTGCATGTTATAAATATGCCTATTTCCCCATCGGTGATTTAGCGGCCACCGAAGCGGTGACTGTTGGTGCTGGGGGCGCTACCGCTACTTATGACGGAAACATTGGTGGCAATAGCATAGTTGACCTTGTTTCCGGCAGCTTTTCTATGTTCGGCGGCGGCGGCGGTGCTGGCAATCAAGGCGCTGGTGGCGGAAGCGGCAATTACAGTGTTGGTGTTTCTGCAACTTCCACAACCGGCGGCAATGGTGGGGGTTGGGGCGGCAGCAGTACGGACGGAGTCGATGCTGTCGGTGTCTTCGGCGGTGGCAAAGGCGGCCAAGGCGGCGGCACCGGCACAGATGGCTCATCTGCTTTCTACGGTGGTGCTGGTGGTGGCGCGGCTGGCCTATCTAATGATTCTAGTGCTGGCGGTAGCTCTGTTTGGGGCGGTGGCGCTGGCGGTTCCGGTACTGGTTCAGGCGGCGGTGGCACTGGGGCCGGTGGTACTTCCGTTTATGGCGGTGCTGGCGGTCAGGGTGCGACCGGTTCAGCAGCGGCTGGAGCCGGAACGCAACCTGGCGGCGGTGGCGGCGGGTCTCGAACAGGAACAAGCGGTTCAGGCGGTGATGGTAAAGTCACCATCACGACTTTTTAGGAATTGAACTATGAGGAAAACACTTATCAATTTAGCATCTAACGAGTGGGCCAATGTTGTTTCCCTCTCCGACGGTTGGACAGGCGCGGAAGGTGAATGGCAATTACCAGATGGACATGAATTCGTTGATGGAAACGGCGGCTCTGGCCATGTGTGGGATGGAACACAATTTATTGATCCTAATCAGATTACCGAAGAGGAACAAACTAAGAATTATTTGTCCGCTATTCGCGTAGAACGTAATGACTTGTTACATACTAGCGATTGGACACAGGGGAATGACTCGCCTCTCACAAACGAAGTTAAAACTAACTGGTCAACGTATCGCCAAGAACTGAGGGATATTCCAGAAACCTATACTGCTGATCCTGATGCAGTAGTTTGGCCCGATGAGCCTCAATAAAAGGAAATAACCATGAGTTACTTAGTCGGCCTAGATTTAAACGATGTACAAGTCCAAACGGATAGCGGCAATGCCAGCACGACAGCCTTCACGTTGACTGTTGCCAGCACCACTAACGCCGTGGCAGCGTACATCAGTGGCGTCAGGCAGTTGGCCGGGACGGATTACAGCGTGTCGGGAACTACGATCACGTTCACCACAGCGCCGCCCACCGGCACTAACAACATTATGTATGTGTATACCAAGGCGGCGATTATAAACACGCCAGCGGATGCTAGTGTTACGGCAGCAAAACTGGGAACGGGTGCGGTGATTGGTACGAACATCCAAGCCTACGATGCCGATACACTCAAAGCTGATACAGACGATACGCTCTCAGGCGGCTTCCAATATACGGCTGATGCAGACGGTACAAAGACCAGCGGCACTTACACTCCTGCGTATACTGGCGGCAATGTGAAGACTGCCACCAATGGAGGTGGGCATACCCTAGCACCCCAATCTGGTGATGGAACGCTCATCATCCAGTACACTAATGACGGGAGTGCTGGGAGCATCACTACCAGTGGTTGGGACATAGTAACTGGCGATAGCTTGACCACGACCTCTGGACATGACTTCATGATGTACCTCACGGTTGTAGGCTCGTTCCAACATCTCCACATAGTGGCGTTACAGTAATGTTTTTATTCCCTGGGGGATCTACTGTTAGTTCTAACCTCATTATTGTTCAAGGGGTAGTCTTTGACGGCTCCACGGATTACATCACCAATGCATCACAAAGCACAGACAGCAATACATGGACAATGTCTATGTTTTTCAAGTTAGTTGAAACTGGATCAACGAAACCCTTCTGGAGTTGTGATGCTGGCGTGAGTGGCGAATTGCAATATGAGTCTGGTTTCTTTAATGACAACCGCACAGGTAGTTTAGCATGGGAATCAACTACCTTTTCGGAACACTCAAATTGGCATTGGATGGCACTGAGTTTCAATGCCGGAACGGGTTATTGGTATATTGATGCCACCGAAGTTACTGCCAGTGAGGGTTGGGATTCTCGTACCGCAAACTTTACTCCATCATCGGCACAGTCGATTGGTGGAAGAAGTAATGGAACACGATTGACGGCGATTGAGATAGCTGAATTTTATCTTCACACCTCCACCTCCATTGATTTCTCTGTCCAAGCTAATCGTGAACTATTTAGAGATAGTGATGGGAAGCCTGTTGATCTTGGTGACGATGGCAGTACGCCTACTTCTTCACAGCCGTTTAACTACCTCAGTGTCCGTGATGGTGAGGCCGCTTCTGCTTTTTTAGTTGACCGGGGAACCTCTGGGAACTGGACGGATCAAGCAACCCTAACCCTCGCCTCTGATAGCCCGAGTGATTAAGGAAAATATAATGGACATTTTAATCAAAACATCTGACGGCTCTGAAGTTAATCGGTGGCCGTCCCCTACAAGTAAAGTCGGAATCCCCGGTACAGGTGATGTCGTATTCCCTGCACCTGATGACCGCCCTTTAGCTATCGGACCAGATCACTTCCTCGCCACGGCAACAGTAGTCGATGAGGACATGATCGACAGCCAGAAGCGTGGGCCAGAGGTTGTCTCCGTTGTCGGCCAAGCGGTGACGGTAACGCGAACCGTTGTTGACAAAGACGCCGATGATCTCATGGCCGATTGGGAGGCTTCCCGCCGTGAAGCCTATGGCGATATAGGAGCGCAGTTGGACATGCAATATTGGGACGGCGTCAACGACACAAACGTCTGGCCGGATCACATTGCACAGGTCAAGGCTGACTATCCGAAACCGACATGAACACCCAAGCCGCCCACATTCAAGCCGTAGTAAAGACCGCTCCTGCAATGGCCCCTGGTGCGGCTACGGTAACTGCGGAATGGATGGGAGTTATTAATACAGGTCTTAGTATAATACTGATGGGGCTCTCTATAGGCTTTTTGATTTGGCGGTGGCGAGTATCGTATAATAGGTTAAACGACGCAAAAAAGGAGATAGCTAGAGATGGCTGAAGAGACCACCACCATTGATGCAGTGAGCGGGATAGATGCTAGAAACGCTCCTATCATCTCTTTGACAGGGCAACAGGCAGTTGCACCGGGACTTGCTCCGGGCACACAAAGTGTTTTTGAAAAACTTGCCGTTCAAGATGAAGAACTTGTCACTCAACAGGGAGTAGAAGGTGAACAAGCCGCTGTAGGAGTACAAGCAGAACCTACCGACGCTGTCACTGTAGCCCCCGGCTCTGCAGCGACCATCGAATCACAACAGATAGGTAACCTCACAGGAGTATCAGGAGCCACCGGAGCAGTCTCTGAAGAAGCTAAAGTAGATGAAGGTATTGAAGGAATCGTATCTGGAGAATCCCTATCCGCAGGTCAGGTAGGAGCCTCTACAGAAGCTGAAGCAGCCACTCGCGCTGTAGAGGCTGGTGAGTTAACAACAGGAGCCACTCTAGCAGAAGGGGATATCCCCTCTGTAGAAGCAGCAACAGGAGAGGCAGGTGAAAAAGCAACCGTTAAATATCAGATGGAACAGCTACTACAGGCGTTCTCTGGTACAGACCTTCCTGCTTTCGCTGGCCCAGCTATTAGGAAAGCTAATGATATTATGGCGGCGAGGGGTCTCTCGTCTAGCTCTATCGCTGGGCAAGCTGTCATGCGTGCTGCTATGGAGTCTTCCATCCCGATTGCCATCAAAGACGCAGAGATACAAGCGCAGTTTGGGTTGGCGTCCCTCTCTAACCAACAGCAAGCCGCCATCCTTAACGCCCAAATCAGAGCGGCGATTAAAGGGCAAGAGTTAACAAACGAACAACAATCCCGGGTGCTTAACGCCACTAGAATATCTGAAGTGAACAACATGAACCTGAACCACGAACAACAGGTGGTTCTGGAGAATTCCCGGGTGATGCAAGATATGAGCTTAGCTAACCTGAACACAGCCCAGCAGTCCGCCTTGCAAAACGCTGCTGTTTTTGCTCAGATGGATACTGCCAACCTCAATTCTCGCTTGACGGCTGCAGTTACCAACGCGAAGTCGTTCCTCGGGATGGACATGGCTAACCTCTCCAACAAGCAACAGGCTGACCTTTTAACATACCAGTCCGGGGTGCAGAAGCTATTCACAGACGCTGCTGCAGAGAATGCTGCCCGTCAGTTCAACGCTAAGAACACCCAACAGAATGAACAGTTCTTTGCCAACCTCGGGGCGAGTGTCGCTACGAACAACGCTAACAGACAAGCAGCTACAGACCAGTTCAATGTAGATCAAGCGAATGCTATTGAACGCTCGAATGCGGATCGGTCAGACTTGCGGGACAGGTTCAACTCGGAGATGAGGTTGGTTATTGATCAGAGCAACGCTGCGTGGAGACGTTCAGTTAACACAGCGAACAACGCTGGGGATAACAGGGCTAACCAGCTTAACGCTCAAGCCCTCCTTGGACTCAGCACAACCGCCCAGAACAATCTGTGGCAATCCTACAGAGATGAAGCTAGTTGGGTTTTCTCCGCTGCAGAGAACGCTTCTAACCGCGCTCACAATCTCACTGTAGCAGCGATGCAACACGAGACCGCCAAAGAAACTTACGAGCAAGCTTACGACGATGCGTTTGCGGTAGAGCTAGGTAGGTTTGGGTTTGGTATTCTCGGGGCGGGGTTAAAAAAGTGGGCTAAGTAGGATGCGTTTTGATAGGATGATAACATGAGCGGATTTTGGGAAGCAGCAGGTAGTTTCATACTAGGTCAAGTCTTCGGTGGTGACGACGGCAGTGGAGGACAGGCTCAATCTGCAGCCACTCAACAGCTAGCCCTCGCTGCCCGTGCTCTCGAAGGTTCAAGGGTGTTTGACAAAGCTAGAGTACCCCTACCTCAACGCCGGGATTTCGCTTCTACCCAGTCTAAACTGATGGAACTGCCGGGGTTCGCCAGTAAATTTGAAGAGCTGATGA